GGACAATCAAAAAGCATACATTCTTCACAACTACAACTTCTATCTCCCCACCAGCATCCCATTTTTTCCTCACCTCCTTTTTTATTTTTTCTAATTTTTTTATTATAACATATAAATAAAATTTGTCAAGTCTTTAAATTAAATTTTACATTTTAAAGAACAAAGTTGCCCTTTCTGATCTACTAAAAGACCTTTATACTGCTTTCTGAATTTTAGAAAATCCTTACAATTACAATTTGGTAAAATATAGACTTTTTCTTCTTTTACTTTGATTTTTTCCAAGGATAAGTAAGCATAGATAAGCAAAAACAAACTAAATATGAATAAAGCTAAAATTATTATCCAAAACTTTTTCACTTATTCTTCCTCAAAAAGCTTTTTAATTGCTTCATATTCTTTTCTTGAAATTGTTTTCGCTCCATAAGGAATCCACCTCTTTCCATCCCAATACATTTCAACTATTTGAACTAAATTCTTTATTATCTTTCTTGCTGAAGTCTTATATCTTTCTGTCTTTCTTATAACAACTTCTTCCATCATAACCTCTTTATTATTATAATTCTATGCAACCCAACTCTTTTCCCTGCCCTTACTAATAAAGTCATTATTCTTCTTTTTATTTCTTTTTTTGCTTTTTCATCCTCAACACCTTTTAATTTCTCTACCAAAATCTCTAAAGCATTTTCTTCTGTTTCTTTTAAATATTCTAAAAAAGGAGTGTAATAACTTATTTTCCCTTCTCTCCATAACTTTGTAACTATATTTTCAGTTATTATCCTTCTTATTACCTTCCCTGGTTCTTTTCGCCAATATCTAAAAAGCAACACCAAAATCTCTGAATTCACTTTAAAAAACAATGCAGGAATTATAGTTCCGTCATTTTTATAATATTTCACTACATAAGGGATTCTCTCAATTTCTTTTAAAAAGTTATAAAACTTTATACTGTTCCTTTTAAAGCTAAAAAGCTTCATTTTCTATTTCCCTCAAAATCTTTTTTGCTGTTTCTAAAAACCTCTTCAAAGCTTTTTCATAATCTCTATCTTTTTCATTGAAAATTATCCCTTTTCTTTCTTGATAATAAGTTACCTCCCATTCCTTATCCTCAGGCTCATAAAGCAACGAGATTCTTTCTATCAATTCTCCTAATTCATATTTGTTTTCTTTCTTTCCATCTATTACATTCAAAGTAATTTCATATTTTGCTTTCATACCCACCTCCTTTAAAATTTACTAAACAACATAAACCCCTCTTGCAATTTTTTTGATTTTGCCTCTTTTTGCAAGCCTTTCTAAAGCTTTAGAAACTGCAGCATAATTTAATTTGTAATATTCGGCAATTTCTTTAGGAGTTGCTTTTTGGTTTTTCATTAAAAATTCTAAACAATAATCAGCTGTCACTTTTTTATCTTTATTTTCATCAATTGTTTGTTTCTCAGTAATCACATCAAAACCTACTACAAACTTACAAATTTCTTTTTCAAAACTCAAATTACCTTTTAAAGGTTTCATTTCTATTTTTAAAACAATTTCATATTTTTCTTTCATTTTTCCCACCTCCTCTAAAATGGTATATCATCTGTATTGCCTTTTATTATCGTCGGTTCTTTCTCTTTTGATTCTTCTTCCTTTTCTTCTTCTGTCTTCAAAGCAAAAAGACCTCTTGTAAGCCTTACTACTAATCCTTTGTTTATAAGTCTTTGTAAAGCTTTTTTGATTACTTCATAATTTAATTTGTAATATTCAGCAATATCATTAATTTTAGCTTTTTTATGAATTTGCAAATATTCAAGACAACAATCAATAGTTTTTCTTTCCTGTTTACTTTCATCTATAACCTTTGTTAATCTAAAAGAACACAAATTTTCTTCAAAATGAACTTCAAATTGATAAGAATTCTTTTTTAACCCCAAATTATCTTTAATTGATTGCAACTTTAGTTCAAATCCATCTGAAATTTCCCCTGTTTGTTTTAAATACCAAACAATTCTTGGGTAAGTCATATATAAAATACTACCCTTCGGCAACGGATTTTCTTCTTTTAAATCTTGTTTCGATGGATGCATTATCAATAAAGAAGCAATTCCTCTTGGCTCCAAAACATTCTTAATATAAGTAAAAATATACTCTGCTTGTCTTAGCTCATTTTTTGTCATTAAAGCTGATGTAATGCTATCAAAAATAATCAAATTAGGTTCATAACAACTTATAGCCCGTCTAATCTCTTTTTTCACTATTGATTCATAAAAAGTATAAGGTAAAAATAACCATACAAATTCTTCAATTTCTTGATCCAAAAAAATTTTTTCATTTTGTTTATAATAGTTTTTAATTGCCTCAATCTTTTCTTTAAGTTCTTCCTTATTCCCTTCAAAAGCCAAATAAAGCACTTTACCTTTATAATGCTCATAATTGTAAATTTTTTCCTCATTTTGAATTAAAGGAATCCCATTTTGTATTCTAAATGCAAGCCAAATTGAAAAAAGAGTTTTTCCAGTTCCCATAGGAGAACATAAAATCACAGGGCTACCATGAAGAATAAAAGGCTCATAAAGAAATTTTTTGTCTATTCCTCCATCTGTTTTAAGCAAACTTTCTTGATACTTTTTAATCGCTTCTTCTAATAAAGTAAAAAAATTTAAATCTTTTCTACCAAGCTCTTTATTAACTACATAATTTAATCTTTCCCATTTGTCTAAGTTAAATTTATAGTCAATGTAAATATTCTTTTTTTTATCTCTGCTTAGAAATTTCCTAATAAAAAATTTAGAATCATTAAACAAACTTCCATTGCCTTCAATTTCTACTTCCAAATAAACTTCAAATCCTGTTTCTAAAGAACTTAAATGAATATCAAAAATTGCATAATCAGGCTCAATAAAAGGCTTTTTAATAATTGACTTAATAAAATTTTCTTTTAAAATCTCTAATTCATAATTTCCATCGTTAACTCTTATCATTTTCTGCCTCCTTCCTTATTTCTTTCTTAACAACCCATCTTAAAAAACTTGATAACTCCATTCCCAATTTTTTCGCCACCTCCTTAACTTTTTCTTTTTCTTCTGCCTCTAAATTAAAACAGACCAATTTTCTTTTACCAAAAAACTTTCTTCTTCCTCTCATTTCTCCACCTCCCTTTAAGATTTTATAAAAATTATAACATGTTTTTTATTTTTGTCAAGCATTTAAAAAATTTTTTTTGAATTTTTATTCTACCAAACAAACTAATTTGGGAATAACTTGGGAACAACTTGGGAATAGCTTGGGAAATGTTTGGGAAATTATTCCGGGAAATAATTATTTTTATCTTAAAATAATTCTAAACTTCCATTTTGCAAAGCCCGCAGAAAATCTGGGCTTCCGCCGATCGCCAAAGTTTCGCATTGTTATTTAGGACATTTTATATATTTATTTATTAGAAGAATAATAATAAATAAATAATAAGAAGAAAAAATAAAAAAAATAATTCTACTAAAAAGCCTTTTTATTTGAAAAACTAAATAACTGTTTTATTTTTTTCATAACTCTACTAAAAGGAGGAAGTTATGTCTAACATAATACAGCTTCCTGTTCCTGTTAAAAGCAAAAGCAAGGTTGAAACTAAAAGGGTTAAAGTTGTGCCTTGTGAAATCTATTCAAGAGTTGTCGGCTATTTTAGACCTGTTTCGCTATGGAATGTTGGCAAACAGCAGGAATTTAAAGAGAGAAAAACAATTGATCTTAATAAGGTTGCTCAATTTTGTAAACAGGCTTGATTTTTCTCTTTTTAGTGGTATAATTAATACTAAGAAGGGAGGCATCAAATAAACCATACCACACCTCCTTTCTCCCCACCTCCTTTAAAATTTTTGCCTCCCTTCTCCTATTTTATCCTATCAATAGGAACTACATCCCATTCTACTGAATGCAACTTTTTCAACTTGCCTTCTTCAATTCCTTTTAACAATATTCTATAAACTCTTTCTCCTTCTTTACCTAATTTCTTTCTTAACCACTCTTTATCTAAAGGTAATGTATGAAACCTTCTTTGTAACCTTTTTAAACATAAATAATCCATTTTAGTCATTTCTTTTAACTCCCTTTCAAATTACCTCTTAATAGCCTCATATTTGCCCTCAGATAAAAGGAAACACTTAAACAAGTATCTCAGGTATTGTTTTATTTCTTCATTTGATTCTGGAGCAAAATAACACCCTATTATTTCGTCCTGAGATAAAAGGAAGAACCTTAACAAAGGTTTTAATACTTGTTTAGGTTCTTCATGCGATTTTAGAGGCATTTTTGAAGCTATTAAGGGTATATTTTTAAGAGGCTTTACCAGAATTTATACTTTTCTGTTTTCCATTCTTCTAATGGTTTTCCATACTTATAGATTTTCTTTGAGTAAGAATAGTTTATATCACAATCAGTTCTGTATTGTTTGCACTTACCTTTAACACGCCAGACACATATTTTCTTGGGCTTTTTTAAACATTCTTGATATCCTTGTTTCCAAGAACAGCATCCTTTAGTTTCTTTTAAAACCTTCCAACAAGACCTGTTATAGCATTGATAAGTAATAAAAAGCTTTCCACACTTATTAATCTTGTGATACTTGTGAAGAATATAAGCTTGAGCTAAAAAATAATCAAAGCTATCCTTTTTTTTCCAACTGGGGAATAATTTAGAAAGTTCCTTATCCCACCATCTTGGTGTAATCTGAGCATAACCTAAGCTGCCCCAACCATCTAAAGAAGTTCTCCATCTACAATTTGATTCTACCTTTAACTGAGCTACAGAATACCAATAAGGATAATCTATACCAAAAAACCATTCATGAGCTTTTCTTACTTTGTCTGAAAATTTCTTACAATCTTCAATTCCTGCTACACTAAGACATGGCAAAAATAAGAGCAGAACCAATAAGCAAAATGAAATAATAAGATTTTTTATCTTCATTTGTCCACTCAATTTTCCCAAGCCTTATTCTCCTAAAAAGATAAGATAAGAAATACCACCAAACCACCAAAAAAGTCTTTTTTATTATCACTTGGCAAGGAGCTGTAAAATCAAAAACCCAACCCGTCAAAAACAAAACCAAACAAACTATAATTAAAACTATTGCTAAAAACCATTCCTTAAAATATTTCTTCATCATTCTTTCCCTTTACTTTTTCTTTTAAATAATCAACCTTTCCTTCTACAATCTCAAGCTTTTCCAAAACTTCCTTTTTAACCTTCTTAGCATAAATCACTCCTAAACCAAACCCAACAAGAAAAGCTACTGCACAAACTAAAACTATAATTAAAAATTCTTGCATTTTTAACACCTCCTTTTTTTATTATTCACAAGCTTTTATTGCTTCTCTTAAAAGCTCTATTTCTTTTTCAAGCTTAAGATAATTGTTTAAAATAATTTGCAATTTCTCTGGATAAGTTGCATTATCAGGAATAGGCTCTAAATCAGCTTTAGGAACCTCAGGAATCTTACACTTAATATAAACAGGCTTCTCTATATACCTAATTTCAGGTTTCATTAAACCACAAGCACTTAATAACAATAAAGAAAATAAAAATATTATTCTCTTCATTTTTCTTTTTCTTTCTGAATTTTTATAAACTCATCAATCATAATAGCCATCTTTTGACAATCCTCAGTAGGAACATAAACTCTCTTAGTTATCACTTTAGGAATTTTTATAACTTTAGGTTTTTTATTTATTAACTTAAGTAATTTATTTACTTTGGCTTGGTATTTTTGCTGCTGAACTTGCAGTTCTTTTACTAAATCCGCATTTACTTTTTTACAATCTGCCAGTTGCTTTTCTAAATAAAAAACTTGCTTTTCTAATTTATCGCTTTTCTGTTTTAAATAATAAAAATAGCTTCCAAATGCTCCTATCAACAAAACAATCAATCCATAAAAAAGCCACTTATAAGTTCCTCTATAAACTAAGAATTGCCACATTATTCCTCCAAGGCAAAGCTAAATAATCAAACTTTATATCTTTACCTAAGACTGTTTTTAAAATATTCAAGACCTTTTTCTCTCTAAAATTTTTACAAGAAGATATCTCATATCTCATATACTTTTTCTCTGGCCAAGTATGAATATAAACATGACTTTCTACTAAAACCATACCAGCAGATAATCCATATTCACCTTTAAATCCACTTCCACCAGGAACAGGAAAATGAGCAATCTGTAATGTATGCAGAACTGGCGTCATATTAGCAGCCTCGATTGTTCTTATTAAAAGTAACTTCATAATTTCATCTGAAGATAAAAGCTCAGGAGGAACCTCATACACATTTACTAATAGCACTTTCCCCTCCATTCATAGGTTCCTCCTTTTTTTATTATTTTTTCTTCTTTTTACCTCTTTTTCTCTTTACTGTTTTTACTTTAGCTACTTTAGCCAACCTTTGCCCTTTTTTAGTTTTTAAACTTCTTAACAGGCTAATAGCTTTTGTTCTTCCTCCTCTTGGTCCTTTCTTAGCAGTTATGCAAACTAAAACTTTCCTTCCTGGTTTATTTGGCACAGGAACAACTCTATAAGCAATACACCCTCTTTTACTACCTAATTTCTCTCTTACATATTTACCAGTCTTATACTTATAAATTGCTCCTTTTTTAAGAGGCATTTCATTACTCCTTCTTTTTTCTTCTTGCCCTTGAAATTTTCATTCTTCTTTGCAAATCTTTCCCCCATCGAGTAAGTTTTTGAGTTCTCGGCCTTAATAACCCAACAGCTTGTAATGTTATGGTTGCAACTCTAAAAGCTTCCTTTTCATCAAGTTTTCTATGTTTTTCTAATGCCCCGACAGCTTTCATAAGGAGGTAGGGCTTATCAACATCTCTCTTTTTAGCCATACCTCCTCCCTTCTTTAATTATTTTTTCTTTTTCTTTTTCCTTCCCTTAGCAATCTTTCTTGCATTTTGAGCAAAAACAGCCTCTCTTAAAAGCTCAGTATTTCCTGTTTCTCTGGCTTCTCTTTTAGCCTCATTAATACACTCCTGAGTTACTCCTTTATACCCTTTCCTTATACAATACCTTGTAAACTTCCCTACTGTTCCCTTTCTTTCCATCCTTTCTTTTGCTTCCTGTAACCAATACCTGTCCTCTTTTTTGGTTGCTTTTTTCTTTTTTCTTGCCATGGCGCACCTCCTTACTACATTATTTGTCTTGCAAAAGCTTGTATTTCTTTTCTTATTCCTTTTTCTGCTCTCTTATTCAATTCAGCCCACCTTACCACTTCTTCAGGTGTAATATGCATTAAGTTCCAATATCTATAATAAATCATATCTCCCTTTTTACCAGCCTCCACAGCCTTTTCTTTGACCTTCTCATTATATTCTATTAATGCTCTTAAAGCAGCTTTTTTCTCTTCTGCTGTTTCTGCCTTGCTTAAAGCAGTTCCAAGCTTTCTCAAAATTTCGTTTCTTCTTCTTTGAATTTCTCTTTCTAAAGCTCTCATATCAAAAACTTTCTGAACACGCATTGGTTTGAATCCTAAAGCCATCATAAAAGCTTCTTTACCTGTTAAGCTCACAGGTCTTCCTTCTTCATCTAAAACAACCTCTCCAAATGTAGTCCTTAATCCAGCTTTACCTTTTATTCCTCTATACACATCTCTTATAGCAAGTGGCATGAGTTCCATTATAGCCCCCTCTTTATCTCCTCTTTTCCAAAGACTAATTGACCTTTTAATCTGTCTTAAAAGATTTTGAATTACACCTCCATAAACTCGCATTGGGTCTTCGCTAAATCCAACCCCTACACTTATTGAAATTGAAGGGGAAATATAGCCTGCTGGTCCATATTTAAGTTCAGGATGTTTGCTTAAATCTATCTCTAATTCTCTACCTGTAAATTTTCTATAAAGAGGTTTAACTACATGTTCTTTAACCAACTCTCCACCAGGTAAAGCAACTACTCCACCCAGCACCATTGGAGAACCTAACAACCAACCTAAAGCCTTCCAATCCTTTTTCCTTGCAAGATTAAATGCATATCTGAAATAATGAAAAGTAAATGTTTGTAATGCAGTTAATAATCTTCCCCAAGATTTTCTTTCTATTGGTGCTCTGTTATATCTACTTGCCCAGAAATGTCCTTCCAACATTACTTCTAAAGCCTTTTTATAAGCTTCATCAAAAGGCATTTTCTTTATCTTGCGAAAATAATCAAAAGCTCCCATAAAATGAACTGCTCTATTAACAAAAGTTTCTACATATCTAAAAGGAAGCATTGCAGTATCTACAATAGTATTCATTCCTCTCCACTGATTCATCATTTCGTCAACAATATTTGCATCAAGCCAGCCTTCTTGAATTGCCTTTCTCAAAGCCTTTCTATCCTCTAAATCCAAACCTCTTTTCCCAAATACTTTTTTAAGCCCAACAAACAACTGTTTAGTAGGAACTTTATTATGAACATAAGCAGCCAAACCAGATGTTAAATTTTGAGTAGCATTAATAAGAGCAGATTTTACTCTACCTCCTAAAAACCAAAGAACAATCAATCTATTAAGCTGCCTAACTTCTCTTGGTTCAGGTGTTCCAAATGCATAACTTAAATAATCGCTTAACTCTCTAATAAGCCCTTCAGGTTTATATCCTTTTCTATGAACAAGTTTATAAAATGCCTTATAAGCATGTTCCATTGCTTGTTTTTTAGCTTTAGACAATCCATATCCATATAAATATCCCCTTAATCTTTTTTCAGCATCTTCAAGCTTTAAGCTAAATCCAGGAATATTCTTTCTTCTAATTAAATGGGCACTCCATCCTAAGCTCTTTAAGAAATTATCTATATCTTCTGCTAAATTCATATAGAAATTAGCAACATCTTCTTTAGGAAGTTTCTTAGCTCTTTCAGCTGAAGTATGTAAGAATGCTATAATCTTAGAAAATGGAATTTCTGCTCCTGCTTCAACAGGAATTCTGCTTATTTCTTCAGCAACTACTTTAACATTTTTAGGAATTGATTTGACATCAAAAGGAACCCCTAATTCTTTAAACCACTTCTCAACTACAGAATAATCACCTTTTTCAAAAGCTTCAGCAATTCTTTTTGCTTCAGCACTTGTTCCAACATCATGAGCAAAAATAACTTCATTAGTCTCAGGATCAATAAGCTTAACCATAAATCCGCCAGTTCTCTTCTGAGGCATGTAGTAAGAGACTGGATGCATTTCAGCATACCTTACAAGATGACGATAAAAAGCAGCATGCTTAGTTTTTAATTCATCAGGAACAACTTTAGGATCTGCCTTCTCTAACGCCTTAGTCAAAATCTCCTTTTCTTCATTTGACATTGGTTTAGCATCTATATATTTCTTTAAAGCTTCTTTATAGCTATCCTTAATATCCTTCCAAACTATTTCTAAAAACCTTCTTACTCTTCTATAAACATTTTTTTCTTCAGAAGACAAATTTTTGACATTAGGATCAGGTTTGCCTGTTAAAGATTCTCTATAAAGAATTCTAAAAACTTTTTCTTTACTTTCTTTAGAAAGTTTATTAAGAGGTTTCATAATTGTTTCATCAACAGCATAAGCCCATCTATTAGCCTGAGGCTCTCTTATCCACTTCATCGCATATTCAATCTCTTTAACCTCAGGATAATAATCTCCATATCTTCTAACAATATCCTCCAAATTATATAATTTTGCTGTCCAAGTCTTAATTCCTTTTATATCTTTTCCTCTTATTTCTTTTCCATAACCTAAAATATCAGCAAGCCTATATAGCTCTTTCTTAGCTGCTTTTTCTCTTGTGACTTTAGCAAACTGATTTAGTGTTTTGAATCCTTTTTTAAGAACTTCATCTAAAGGCAAGCCAGCATAAAGCTTAACTTCAGTTAAAGGAGGAATTTCTTCTGCTTTTGTTTCAACTTTTTCAGGTTTCAAAATTGGCTCAACTTCTTCAGTTTCCTTAACCCCTTTAGTAATTTCTTCTAAATCAGGAGCTAATCCTTTCTCGACTTTTAAAACTTTCTTAGGCTTTTCTTCTAAAATTTCAGGTTTTTCAACAACCTCTGGTTCTTTAATTTCTGGCTTTAATACTTCCTCAATTTTTTCAACTTCTTCTTCTAATTTAGGTTTAGCTGGTCTTTTAGCAACCTTTGGTTCTTTAGCAGCCTTTAATAAAGCTTTTGTTCCTCTTTCTGCTGCTACACCAACTCCAACTCCTACTAAAGGAGCTAAAATACTTGCAAGAACAGGATGTTTTTCTTCTAAAGGTTCAGCTACAGCTGTAGTTCCTGCCTCAGCAAGCAAACTGCTACCAACAGCACCAGCAGTTCTTCCTGTCTCTTTTAAAGCTGCTTTAGCTCCTGCTTTAATAGCCTGACGGGCTATATCTTTTATTCCAAACCCTACAGGAGCAGATAAAGCAAAAACAGGATCAAACCAAGGCCATTTCTCTAATTCTTCTATTTGTTCAGGAGAATAAATTGTAGACATTATTTTTCTTTTCTTCTCTACAGGAAACTTATCCCAATCCTTTACATTAATAGCCAAAACTTGAGCGAATATATCAGGTTTTTCAGCAAGAGCTTTTGTTAATTTAATTTGTTTTTCTTTAGATAAATCTTTAAAATCAGGCAGAACAAAAGGCAAAATCTTAAAAAGCTGTGTTCTTGCCCAACTTAATCTTGCTTCTTTATCATTTGGCATTTCTTACTCCCCAAATAAAATCTGATACAAAGTTTCTCCAGTTATCTTTGCTTCTTCAGGAATAGCAGTAGTCTTTTTAGTTTTTCCAGTTTTTCTTCCTAAAAGTTCTTTAAGCCTATTATAATAATCCCTTATTAACTCCCACCTCTCTTCTTCAGACTCAGCAGTTATCCATCTTGTATCTTTCTGAGCAAGCTGAATTGCTCTATCTAATATTCTTCTTTCTTCTGCTGGGTTTAAACCTGTTTCTCCTTTTTCCTTTTCTGAACGATAAATAACAACTTTAGGTGGAGTAGGTTTGCCAAGAAGCTCAGTCTCTTTTTTAGTTTTTGCAGCAGCAGCTTTGGCTTTTTCAACTTGAGCAAGATTTAAAGCACTTCTTGCTAAACTTTCTAAAATTTGAGCTTTAGATTTTTCTAAATTGGTTAAAGTTTTTGAAGCATTTAAAAAAGCTTCCTGTATTTCTCTTGTTGTTTTAGGCTCTAAACCAAGTTCTAAAGCTCTTAAAGTTGCTTCATGAGAAAACCCTATCCAATCAAAACTACCATCCTCTTTACAATACTTAGGATAAATACTTCTAAGATGATCCGCATAACTTTTTAAAACACTTCTTTTCTGCTCATCTTTAGCTTGATTAGCAAGAAATTCAAGATTAGTTATAATCAATTTAGTAGCCAATTTATTTTTAAAGTCTTGCCACATTTTTTCTCTTTCCAAATAACCTTGTAAATAATCCTGTCCTATTAATAACCCACCCTTTGTTAATCCTGCTGCAAATCTTTCATCTGCTCCTAATGCTTTCGCTAAAGCACCTCCTAAAGCTGAACCTATCATTGCTAATGCTGCTTGTTTATAAACTTTTTGCTTTTCTTCTTCACTTATAGGTTGAAACCAATCCTTTAAAACAGATAAATCAAAAAGTCCAACATTAGGTTGAGCTCCTTGACTTAATGCATTTGTCACAGCACTTGCTAAAGCTCTGTCTTTCTCCTCTTTTATTCTTCTGCCTAAATCTGTATTGCTTAATATTTCTAAAAGTCCAGTTGGCATTGTTAACCTCCTACACTAACTTTTAAATGTTTTATCCAGCAAAGCGAGTAAACATAAGCATCATAAGCATCTTCCTCAGCATTTCCCTTTTTAAGAGCTTCTCTTAAATCCTTGCTCCAGCTTGTAGCAGATAAAAACATCTGTTTATCAAATGCCTTTGTTTCTATATTATTTAGCCTTTCCCATTTAGGCTCTATTTTATCTACATTTGTTGCAAACCAAAACCCTTGTATCCCAGATAACATTTCTACTTTTAAAGGCACAACCCATTTAAACAGTTTTCTTAATTTTGCCCCAATTACTGCCATAACAGGAAACATCAATGCACCACCAGACTGAACTACCAAAACACCATAAGGTTTTAAAATCCTTTTTATTTCTTCATAATGTTCTAAAGAAAAAAGCTTGCTTAAACTTGGACTTGTAGGATCAGGATAATCAGCAAAAACTATATCGAATTTATGCTTTCTGCATTCCCTAACCCAATAATAAGCATCTTTGTTATAAATTTTTACTCTTTCATCATTAAAAGCATAACAATTAAGAGCAGATACAAGAGGATGCTTTTTAGCAAGATCTGTTACATCTGGATCTATATCAACTACAATCACTTTTTCAGCAAATTTAAGAGCTTCTCTGCAAGCCAAACCATCTCCACCTCCTAAAATTAGCACCTTTTTAGGTTCTTTCCCTGCTATAACATAAGCAGAATGTATAGCCAATTCATGATACCTATATTCATCAGCAGAGTGAAATTGAGTGCAAAGATTTAAATCAAGCCTTAAATGCCCTGTTTCAGGATCATGGAAAAGCTCTATCAAATTGTATTGAGATTTAAGGTAAACTATTCTTTGCCACATTTAATCTATCTCCTCTTTAAAAAACTAAAGCTCCTAAAGCACTTGAAAATGGAGAACCAAATTGTGCAGCCAATTTTCCAGCCATGCTACCTGCAGCAGCTTCAGCAGCAGCACTACCACCTAAACCTAATAATCCAGCTAAACCAGATCCTAACCAAGATAATCCACCACCAGGTCCTAACCAATAACCAAGCCCTAATCCTAAAGCAGAACCAGCTATTTGACTAAATGGACTTGGTCCTTCTACTTCTCTTACAGTCGTAGGAATTCCCATTCTTCCGCTATATAAAGTACTCCAAAGATTAAATAGGTTTTTATATCTCTGCTCACCAGAATATCTCAAAGCTTCTTCTCTTGCTGCTGCTCTTGCCAATTCATCAGCTAAAGCCCTTCTTCTTGCTTCTTCTTCTAATTCTGCCCTTCTTAATTTATCTTCTAAGGAAACTCTATAAGCTCTTTCATACTCCAAAGCTCTCCGCCACTGATCCATTTTAGATGCACTTATTGCCTTTTCTTTTTCTAAAGCTCTCCTAAATTCATCTTCCATGGATCTTATTATTGCTCTTTCTCTTTCTAAAGACCTTCTATATTCATCCTCTAAAGCTTGCCTTCTTGCTGCTTCTAAAGCCTGTAATCCAGCCCATCTTAATTCTCTTCCTCTTTCAGCAAGCCTTGCTCCCAATTCTTTCATTGCCTCTTGAGCAATTGTAGAATTAATCACTCCTCTTGTAGCAAGCTGATTAAGATATCTTCCCCATTCTTCTTGATAAGGAAGCATTGATAAATAGGGTCTACTCATTTCGCTTACAAATTGCGGAGATGGTTCATAATGTTTAGCTAAAACATCTAAAAGTTCCTTGCTTGGCTCATAATGCTTAGACATCACTCTTAAAAATTCTTCGCTTGGCTGATAATATTCTCCTACTAAAGAAGCAAAAGAAGGAGTTGGTGTATATGGTGTAGCTAATGCTTCTAAATATTTTTCACTTGGTTCATAATGTTTAGCTAAAACATCTAAAAATTCTTCACTGGGTCTATAATATTCTGTATGAGCTATATTAAAAAGGTCAGATAATAATTGTGTTTCTTGCGGTGTAGGAGGAGGAATTGTTCTTGTTTGAGTAACTTTAGTTTCAGTGCTTCCTCCACCAAAAATGCTACCCATTTTTATTCCTCCTTAAAAGGTAATTCTAATGTAGTTGCAATTTTTTTAGTCCCTGCTAATCTTCTCCAAGCTTCAGGATTTCTTTCTGTAGAAAAATACATTGCAGATGCTCCTATTTTCTTAGCCAAAAAACTTAGCTCTTTATGCATTTTTTCACGCTTATCAGTTGCTTCCTGCAAAAGAATTAAAGCTCCATAATGTTCGTCCAAATACATTACACAAAATCCATGAACCTTTTTTTCTTTTTCATCAATTAATACAAAAAACCTATAAGAACTATTAGGAATAAAACAAGCTGCCAACCTATTTAATTCTGCTTCATCTAAAGAATGTTTAATTTTTGCTAAATATTTTTTCCAAAAAGGCAAAATTTTTTTAATCATTTCTGGATTTTGTGTTTGTATTAATTGCATCGCTAATGTGGTTTAACATCAGTATAAACAGTAAAGCTTTGCTCTGTAGCAGTAAAGCTTACTCCTGCTACACTCCAGCTCTGGCTTGTTGCAGAGTAAGAAGCTTCACTTAAAGTAAGAGAAGTCTTTCTTAAAGAATAATCAGCATCATATTTTGCAAAAACATTATCATTAAGAGTATAAGCGATTGTTCCGTCATATTCTTCAAAATCAGCCAATTTTGCTATAAAAGCACGAGAATAATCACTAAAAGTGCAATAACCACAAACATAAATATCTCCATTGCTATTACTGCAAATTCCTGTCAAGTGAATATCTACATCTCCTCTGTTTATTCCACATTGTTTCAAAACACCTAAAAGAAATCTATCTGTCTTAAGCACATATCCATTACCTTCTACCATTGATGCCATACAAACATTGCCATCTGGTAAAGAGCATAAACCAAAGAAAGAATCTGGTTCTTTATCTATTGCTTGTTGTCTAACAGCATTAAGATCATTATCAAACTTTGTTATTCTCAAACTACAATCACTTGACGAAGCATAATAACGGTTAATAATCAAAACATTATTATCACTATCTATTGCAATACCGTAAGCTGTATAATAATCGCCCAAATAAACCTGTTTCTGAACTGTTAAGCTATTATCAAGCTTTATTACATATCCTTTGCTACCACAAGCAAAAACATTACCATTTGAATCAATAGCAATATCATATAAATAATCATCCCCACCACTATCCAAAGTAATTTGATTAATAATATTCAAATCACTATCAAGCTTCGCAATATAAAAATCATCATTGGTCCCATTATAAGCAGAACCACAGACAAAAATATTCCCATTAGAATCAATTGCTATATCTTGTAAAATATCATTATCACCGCTATCTATTGTTGCCTGTGAAACAACATTTAAATCATTATCAAATTTCGCAATATAAAAATCATTATTCGTCCCATTATTACTGTAACCACAAACATAAACATTATTACTGGAATCAACAGCTATTCCCATTGCCCTGTCAACTCCACTTCCACCATCTATAGTAATCTGTTTAAGAACCTTCAAATTTTTATCAAATTTGGCAAGATAAATATCATAATCACTCCCATTATACCAATAACCACAAACAAAAACATTCCCATTAGAATCTACTGCCACATCTTTCAAAACAAGATCATCTCCTCCATCTATAAGCCCTAAAACAGATAAATCAGCATATACAGTTACAAAATCTGCCTTAGTTGTTGTTATTGAAGCATTTTTCACATGATAAGTAAAAACAACAGGAGTATCGCTTACATAATCAGGTAAAGTAACTGTAAAGCTATTGCTATCGCTCCAATCAGAAGGATCTATTGTTACATTTGAATCACTACAAGTTATTTTATACTGTAAACTACCACCTTCAGGATCAGAAGCATCAATAGTAAAAGTATAAGATTCTCCACCTACCAAAACCTCTTCTCTATCCACTGAATTAATCTCAGGTGGAAGGCTATCAGTAACATCTACAGTAAAGCTTGCCCATGAACTTACATTACCAATATTATCAACTGCTCTGCATTTAAAAGTCAGTGTTTCTCCTACATGAGTTGAATCAGGCATAGTATAATCAATGCTATCTCCTGTAGTAGTAGAACCATCTGGTAATTGCCACTCAAAATGATCGACAACTGCTTTATTATCTTTGTAAGCTGTTAAAGACCCAGTAGCTGAAAGAGTAATGGTAGTATTATACTTACCACCATAAGGACCATAAATAGTTGGCATAGTAACAGTTCCGCCCACACTGCTAAGTATTTCTGCCAAAAAATCAACCCATTTTTCACCATCATAAAGTTTAAATTTGTAAGTTCCCTCTGAAGTATCAAGCCATAAATGATATGTTATAGGATCAGTAGGAGGAACATCTCCTGCATCCAGCTTTCTTACACGGTTAAGTAAATTGTAAATTCTATCAAGCTCATTTATATGCTTTTCTATTGCTTGCGAAGTTGTATCTCCTGTAGGACTAAAATCTACAGGATATTGCTTTGTCCATTCACCCATCTTTTACACCTCCACTACTTCTAAAATTAATCCTAAAAGCTTCATGCTTCCAGATTGCACCATTAGCTCAGGCTGTAAATATGGTATTCTATGATTGCATTTGAATTGCACTAAGCTACTTTCCTGCTGAACTACAGGATCATCATCATAATAAGCTATATCATCATCATAATAAGCAATATCACCACTTGGTATTAAATCTAAACTTTTATTTAACTTATTTATTTTCAAATTCATAGTTCCTAAACTAATCCCTTGATAAAACATTTTGCCTTTCTTTAACAAAAATTGTCTACTTGGATGTATTCTTTTTGTTATCAATCTTGCTTGTATATCCTCTCCATCATCGTCAGTTAAAGTGCTATCCATTCTGTATAATCCATCTTCTAAAGCTAAATAAACAGTATTTTCAATCCAAGTAACAGCACAACACTTTTTAGGAAATTTAAATGCTGTCCATGCTCCATTGTAATAATGAAAAACATAAACAAATTCACTATTTTTTATTCTTACCCAAACCTGCCCTTTAGGCTTAACATGCCAAATTCTCACAGTATTAGGGTTAAATTCTTTTAACCATTTATTAACTTTTTCTCCTATATCCCTTACCTTTATATCTCCATACTCAAAAACAGTATTAAGACTTCTCACTCCACTTCTATCCATAAAAATAATTAAATTCCCTACTTCTACCGCAGCTAATCTTGATAAAAGTCCACTATCTTCTGAAACCTGATAAACAGCCCAATTAGGATAAACCCCAATTACTCGATAAATCCTTCTGTTATCTTTAAAAACAATTATATCTTTGCTTAACATCTTAACCGCAATAATATTTCCACCATCTTTATATCCAACCTCAAGCTTGATTGCATCGCTATCAGTCCCTTCAAAATTCCAATTCGTCTCATCTCCTATTCCAGACCAATATAAATAATCATCCCCTTGCTTGCTGACTATAACCCGTCCATACTGCACATTCACATAATCGCAAATAGGAGAAGTATAAATTGTAGTTAAAGTTGTTCCATCTGTAAACTGTAAATTTCCACCAGAAGCAATCAGAACCTTATTCCCCCATTCAGCAAAAATAGGAATTTTATCTCCTGATAAATCACCAAGCTCTGTAAACGTCCCATCAAAATTGTATTTATAAAGTTTTGTTCCAGAAGAAACCAATAAAAAATCTAAATTTTTTGCATAAAAAAGCTGATCTATATTGCTACCTAAATCTGCAAGCTTTTTTGTTCCATCCCGAGTTTTTAAAACACCGCTTGAAAAATCATATTCCCAATTAAGAAGAACTACACATTCATTTTCGGCAAGGGCCTCGGGTGGCAAAGTATGATTAAGCCCACCTGAAAAATCAGTAAAATGCACTATCCTTGTTCCGCTGTGCTTTGTTCCAAGTCTCATTTTAAATACCCTTTAACGCCTTCATATTTGCCCTATAATAAACAGAAGACATCAAACAAATATCAAAACCTTTATTAAAGGCTTTCTTTTTATTACAGAGCAAAATAACACGCATTTTTATATTAAACTTTAAAAGGTAATTCTCTTTCGTAATAAGTTTGAGTTACTGAATTGGCAATTTCATAAATCTGAGCACCAAAAGCTTTCAATAGCTCCTGTTCCACATTTAAAGAAAACTCATTTCTGTTCAAAGCCAGAAAAATCACCATTTCTTTTAACAAATTAACCATATAAACAGGCACAGGAAGTTCATCATCTAAAGAAGAAATAAATGAAAAAAGAGTATAATAAAATAAATCCAAACTTGTATTATTTGAATAAATCTTATCACCAATTATCTTATAGCCATATTGATCAGCTGGTTTAATAGCAGGATAGCTTTTTAATAAGTTGCCTTGGCTATCCAGAACTCCTTCTTCCCTTACAAAATCACTTGGTAAATCAGCTACTCCATCAGTTAGACTCAAAGTAGTATATTTTAGCAAAATAGGGGAAGAAAGCCTTATTAGCTCATTTGAAATAAATCTTAAAGCATCATTAACATAACTTATAAGCTCATTATCAGAATATTCTGCTTTATCGGTATCATTAATTTGATAACGAACTTGGTTTAAAAACTCTTCTACTGTCATTTTTACCTACCTTTTTTTAAATTTCTCCTTCAGAGCATCTAAATTCAGGATGTTTTTTCAATATTTTTTTAATTGCTTTAGGATTTCTCATAATTTCTTCTTGCTGCTCTTTAGGCAAGCTTAAAAGAAAATCCAAAGGAATAGAACCAATTTTTCGCCAAGTTCGCTTCTTAGAAAACCCTTTGCCGATCAACTTTCTTTCCTCATAATTCTTTCTTAAAAACGGTGTTATATCAGAAACAACTTGCAAAATAAATTTGTCTTTTTCAATTTTTAAAATTTCTTTTCTCATTTATAAACTCTTAAACTAACTTAAGCTCTCAAGAAGCTCAGAAAGCTTCTTAGCATTTTCTTTTCTTAAACGGTTTCTTTCAGCAATTTCTTTATTTTTCTCCAAAATTGAACGAATTGTTTCTTCGTCTGCATCTTCTGGAATTTCAAGCGGTTCTTCAAGTGGCTCTGTTGTGAAAAAAATACTATTAGCATTTATTTTTCCAGCATCTGCAAGTTTTTTAAGTTCATTTAATTGTTCATCTGTTAACATTTTGCACCTCCTTCTTCTTTTTCATTAAACTTGTATATTAGAACCTTGTTCAGTTCCAGTTGCAGGAGTAACATTAAGCAATCCACCTACAAGAACGCAATTATAAATTGGAGCATCTGTTAAGGAAGAATCAGCAGTAACAGAATATTCATTTGTAGGATCAAGAGTTTCTATTGTTGCATTTGTAATTAACCAATTCTTGGCTGAAATACTATTTCCAGCAAATTTAATAGCTTCGCTTGCACCATTACCTATAAATGTTCCACCTTCAATTCTTGCATAACTATAAGTATTCAAATATAAACCATAGCAATCTGCATAATTTGTTATAACAGAATAATAAATTTTAATTGCATCTGATGAAGAAACACTAATAGGATTACCACCTGAATCAACAACTGTAGCATATAAGTATTCACCTGCTGCTCTTTCAACTCTATTAAAATCAAAAAATTTCCAACCAATAGAATCAACAGGAATTCCAGATGCTATTTCATCACCACCTTCAGTTGTTCCAAGCTTTAAAGTTGCACCTGATTCTTGAGCTGTATTAACATAAACAGCAATTGAAAGAAGCATATAAGGTTTATCAGAATAAGGCTGAAAACTTTCTGAAAAATTTGTATCATGTGAACTTATTACCCCCCCAATACTTTTACAACCTGTAATAGTAGGTGATGCAGAACCCCAAATCACTATACCATGGCAGGAATTTACTGCCGCTGAAATTTCATTTATAAATTTGCAATTAACAAGTCTGCATGTTTTATCAGTAGTTCCTTTAATACAACAAGCATGAACACTAGAAGTAATATCCCCTTTTCTTCTAATAGTTATATCTCTCCATTCACTTTCAACAATTGAATCAAAAACAACACCATGAACATTAGAATCTGTCTGAACCGTAATATCAGCAGAAAAACCAATAATGTCAACATAAGATTTGGCATTTATTTGAGCATCATCAACTATTTTACCTATTACAACTATACAATATCTATTAGTTTCTGAAGCATCTGTAATTGAATTTAATGCATCGCTTAATTTTGTATAGTCTCCTCCTTCACCAACAGTAAGAAGTTTACTATATTTACTTAAATTTAAATAATGCCAAACTCCATTAGCATAAATATAAAGTCTCTTTCCTGGAGTTTTAGCATTTGTATTTCTTACTACTCTTATATCAAAATCTGTCTCAGCTGGTAAAGTAGGAGAATAATTAGCAAATTCTTCACCATAATCAGACTCATCATATCCTATTAGTCCAGATAAAATAAGATTAGGTTCTTTTTCTCTTGCATTTTGTGCATAAGCTGTTGGTCTCATACTACACCTCCTTTTCTATTAAAATTTTAATAAAGGGGAAGCATCGCCTCCCCTACTTATTTTTAGCTTAAGTCTTTAATAATAGCATTTGCCTTTTCAGCTCTTGCCTCGAGAGTAAGCTCACCAATGATCGCCTTGGCCACATAATCTCCAGTGGGAGGTATGTCTTTTACCTTGAATGGTCTTAGATAAGCAGTTTTCCAGTAATTTGTATCAAGAATAAATAACATATTAGTAAGCATATAACGATGAGGAATAATTCTTACAACTCCAAAATCAGATTCATAAACATCTACAGCAGCTATCAATCTTTTATCCTCAGCCTCAAGAGTTTTGGTAGCACCAGCAGTAAATCCACTTATTACTCTTTTGTGCTTACCGCAAACAACTACTGTGTTAGGATCTCCTCCAGCCTGCCAAGCACTCTGAATTCCATCATTAAGAAGATCTTCTGTAAGATCCCTTGGAGTTCCACCATTATCATCAACATTTGTAGTAACAAATGCTTGAATTCCACCCAGTTTTCTTGCTTCTGTAGCACTCCCAGCAACCGCAGAAGTATTATTAATAATTGCATATTCAACATCCTTAGCTATCTCTTTCATTCTGTTCGCAATCTGATAAGCAAGCTCAGATTTAATACCATATTTCTTAACAGCTTCTTGAGAACCAGAAACCTTGGCTACTTTCTCAAAAATTTGAGTATAATTTCCTTTTCTTGTTCTTGTGGTAGATGAATCAGAACCATAATCGCTTCCTTCAACTTTTGCATTATCACCAGGAGGATTTAATTCATCCTCCAACCATTCATGATAAATAGCATCAGCTTTAGTCTTTCCAAACATGCTATAAAGTGGAGTTTCAGTAGGGGTAATATTAGTTATTATATCGCTAACATCCTCTCTATTTCCTACAGCTGTGTATGTGGTTACTGCCATGGCTTACACCTCCTTTTTAAATTTTTTAAACTATTCCAAGCTTAATTAGAGCCTCTGCTTGCTCCTCAGGTTTCATTCTTGCAAAATCCTGAGGAGAAATCTGAGGAGGAGTTTCTATCTCCCCTTTACCAGCTCCTTCTACCTTTGGAGGCTCAGGAGCTGTTTTTTTAACTTGAGGCCTTTCAATAGCCTCAGAAGCTTTAACAGATTCATTTTGCAATTCTTTGCCCAGCTTTTCTTTATAAAATTCCTTTCTCATTCTTTCCCAGAACGGAAGAAAAACATCTAAATCATCATTCTGAATAGCAGCAACAATTTTTTTATATTCTCTTGCAGGAAGATCGTCTAATTTCTGCTTGATATATTCATTAATTTGGTCAAAATAAGGTTCTTGAGTTTTAAGCTCATTTATTTTCTGCTGAACCATTCTTTTTCTTTCAACCTCTTGAGTAATTTTAGCAGCCTCAATAGCAAGAGCAGTAAGATGTTTGGGATTAAGCTCGTCAAATTTCTCTCCTAACTTTAACTCTACCCTTTTTCGAGCTTCTTCCTGAATAGCATCATAAAGCTGTTTTTCATCAAGAACCTGAGATTGCTCTTGCTGCTGTAATTTTAATTCTTCTTGCTTTCTTTGAGCTTCAGCTCTAAGGATGGCTTCATAATAAGGTCTCAAATCAGGTGGGACACGAGAAGGATCAATCTGGCTAAACTCTAAACGAGCAAGTTCCTCAGGTGTATAATACTGAACCTCTTCTCGAGGCTCTGCTTTGGTTTCTTCAGTTTTTTCCTCTGTCTCAAGCTTTTCTGCAGAAGCTGTTTCTTTTTTCTCTTCTTCTTCACCAGCAGGTTCTTCTAAGCCCCAGTCATCTAAATTGATCTGTAAATTACCTTCTTCATCTAAAAAGAATTCTGGTTCTTCTTGCGGGGCTTTCTGCTGCTCACCAGCTTCCGCAGTTGCCTGCTCCTTTACCTCCTCTTCTTGAGGAGCTTCACCAGCAGGCTGCTCTTTTAGTTCTTCTACCATCTTTTATCCCTCCTCTTCTTTTTTTATTTTTTCATCCAATTCTTCAACTTCTTTACTAAAGAATATAACATTTTTTGCTTCATTTTCAAGCATTTTCTCAATTTCCTGTAGAACTTCCAATTTTGCTTTTAAATATAGCCATTCATCAGGATTCTTCTTCTGCTGCCACTCCAGGAATATTAGCTTTTTTTCTTCTTCCAGATACTCTTGAAACGCTTTCAGTAAGTCTTTGGCTTTCAAGGAGCGGAAGTATTTCTTCAACGCCTGCTCCCGCAGTTTCTCTATTTCCTGTAGCTGCATTTAAACCTCCCTGCAATAATTTTTGCTGCATTTTTTCTGGATCTGTCAAAAATTCATCTACATTTTTAAATCCTAAGGCTTCTATAAACTTCTTTGCAATATTATAAATGTTCTTAGGAGTAACAATACCAACCTGAACAAGTTGTGGATAAATTTGCATTATCATTTGTAAGTTTTGCAATTGCTGTTCTTTTACTCCTACACCCATTCCTGCGCTCACTTCCAAGTCAAATTCACCTCTTATATCCTCTGGTGATATCTGCAACCTTTCATTTGTAAGCCTAATAACTATATCTTGCGTAATAAACCGCTGATTTAGCTCAATCAAAAACCTAAAGAATTCTTTTATACCTGTCTCAGCAAAAATTCTTGCAATAAGCTCTAACCTTTGCTGAGCAGCTGCCATGATAAGCCTTACACCCGTTGCGGTTTTGTTCAAAGACCTCGCATCAAGTCCCTGATTATATCTGGTTACTCCAGTTCTATTCTCTTTAAGTCCTTCTATATATTCAAGAAAATTATAAGTCCAAGAAGCCAAAGGCTGAATAGGCAAAGGTCTAATAGCCCCTAATTGCCTTACTCTAATAAACTCTTTATCTAAAACAAGGTCTTGTAAGTTAACAGCAGTTTCAAGCACTTCAAGCTTTGGATCATTATTAAGAGCAATATTAACCAAAATCTGTCTGATTAATGCAGTTTTTATTGCTTGAATATCAGCTAAAATATCAGAAAAGCTTTTACCCCAAATTTCATAAGGTTCAAGAATCGGAGCAAGCACAAAAAAGGGTGGTCTACCATAAAGATTTTCTTCTACTCTCAGAATCGTATCATTAACAACAGTTACAATAACAGGCTCAAGCAAACCATCATTGTTAATATCATACTTAGTATAGCATTCATAAAGCTTAAAAATTTTTCTTGCTTCATCTACCTGCGGAGGAGTAAATTGGCTTTGATTTGGCCTAAGAGCAAAATTTAGCTCATCCCAGTTTACATTTTCCTGCTCTTGTCCTTTTCTTATTGCTTCTTCTACCGCATCTTCATCATAAATTCCTTCCTGAGCTCTTTTTCTTAAATAATCAGCTGTAACTAACTTTCTGTGAGCAACAAATGTAGCATCTTTAATATTCGATGCGTCAGGATGATAAATAAATTCATTCGGAGGAATGTTTGTAAAAACAGGCTGGTTCTTTTTAATCTTTTTTAGCTTATAAGTTACAACAGCATAAACATTATTTTCGGTTGGTTCTACTTTAACAACTTCTATATTTTCTGCTTGCTTCATTGCTTCAGCTTCCTCTATTGAAAAAAGCCCTTTCATTTGAAAATCTTCTGTCTCTCTTTCCCACCAACATTTAATAACGCCTAATCCACTCACAAGAGCATCTTTAAACCAGCGATAAAAAATCATAAAACCAGGATTCTGAACTTGTATTTGAAAATTGATAAGTTCTTGCATTAACTCTGCTTTTCTTTCATCTTCAGCTTGCCTGCCTTTAATAGTAACAACATCCTCTCCACCAAAGAAAATTCTCATAAGGCTTGGTAAAGCCCATTCGATTACATCAGCAGTATCCGTTGAAACAACAGAAGACCTCTTACCAAGTTTGGGAAACTTTTGAGCGTAATAATCTGGATCTGCATTATAAATTTGATAACGCTCAACAAGCTTGGGTTTTATATAAGACTCAAAATAGCCCTCGGCAGACTCGATATCAATCCTAATCTTTTCTAAAAGCTCTCTTTCTTCTAATTTCATTTTTATCTCCTTCTATTTGATTTTTAAAATAAATGTTTGAGAAGCAAAGCAATTGTAGTTCCAACTAAGCTTCCAACTGTAGCAAAAATCCCCATTAACCAAGCCAATCTTGTTTCAAGCCTTAAAAATTTATCATCCATTTTCTTCCTCCACTCCTCCAGATTTTCTAACCTTATATCAAAAGAATTTAGCTTTTCTCTACATGTAACAAAATTACAACATGTTTCTTGCCTGAATGCTTCAAGTATATCCTTTACTTTTCTACCATATTCACAACCAACATGATTTAAATTTGCACCATCAGCCATTCTTCCTCCTTTTTTAAAAAGCAGTTACAGATGGTATCTCTATTTCTTCTGTTCTATAAAAAACTGGTGGAGTGGCAATTTGCTCCATATAAGCCAAAGCATCGATAAGATCATCATGTTTGCCTCTCGGAAACATCAATAATTCACTTTCAAGTTCTGTAAGAAAAGCTGCATTAACAGGAAACCAGATTGTTCCTGTCGCAAACCTTGGTTGTAAAGCTTGTATTCTCAATTCTTTAGCTTTCTGAGCTTTCAAAGGAACAATCTCAAAAAATTGATTTCTTTTTACCATTTCTTTTTCCAAGAAATGAGCCAAAGCCTGTTGATAAGCAACTTTTTCAATGCCGACTTTTAAAGGCTGGTATTTGACAACTGCACGAAAAATAGCTTCTATTGTTTTTGAAGGATCATAACGCCCATAGTCAATATCAAGAACAAACCAGTGATTCTGTGGGCTTACCGCTACAGTAACAATTGCTGTATAATCTGCTGTATAAGCCTCGCTAATGGCTAAATCAACCGTGGTAAAAACTGAGTAATTATTTTCACGCCACTTCAAATCTTTCGGATTGTAATATTTAAAATATTCACGCTTAAAAACTTGGGTCTCAGGAGCAATAGGCTGATTCATATATTCTGCATACCAAAGATGAAGCAAGCCTTGCTTGCGATATTCTTCCTTTTTAGCCTGAATTGCTTCTAAAGAATATTTTTCAGGCCAGGTTGGGTTATCATTTTCATCTAAAACGCCATACCTTAACGCAACAAATCCCTCAGGTGGCTCATTAAGCAAATTATTCAAAAGACTATCCTCATGTAAAATAGTTCCAATAATAAAAAACCTTCCCGCTAAACTTAAAGGAAGAACATCAGCAAAAAACCATTCTTTTAGCTTCTGTCTCTGTTTTTCTGAGGAAATTTCTTCAAGCTTTTCTATATCATCAAGAATAATTATGTCAGGTCTTTTTTCTTGATAACGCAAACCTCTCAAATTTTGTCCAGCTCCAAAAACCTTGATTAGATGTAATTCGCCTGTCAGTTTGTCCTGGTATTCTAAAACATCGACTTTATCTGTAATTACCTCGGCAACTTGCGTTAAAAGAGGATGGCTTTGAATCTCTGCTCTTAAAGTTCTGAACTGCTCTTCTGCTCTGTCTTTAGAAGCAGCTATATAAACTAAAAAACGATATTTTCCTGTTAAAATGTTCCAAACAGGAAAAAATAGCCAAGCATAGGTTGATTTCGCAAACTCACGCGGTAAAGCAATAATAATATTTTTGTCTGTCTCTGTTAAAAGTTTAGCAAGATGATAATGAACCTTTGACGGTGGCAAGCTGCAATAGCGAGGGAAAATTAATCTCGCAAGATCAACTAAAGACTTTTTAGCTTTCATCTTTATTTTCTTTTTCTTCTTTCTCTTCCTCACCTAAAAGTGCCTTCCTTATTTCGCACAACAAAGGCTTAACGCTAATATCATAACTGCTTTCAAGCTTTTCAGGCAATAAACGACTTAACGCAACCTCGCAAGATTTTACCGCGAGCTCTAAAAGGAATCTTTTTCCCAGTTTGCTTTCTGAAATGTCTTTAATCCAGTTTTCTTTCTCAGCAAGATCAAAAATTTCTGCAATTGCTTTTTGCTTCTTTCCATAAAGAATAGCTTCTCGCTTCTTTATTTCTTCTAAAACTGCATCAAGAAGTTCTTTTTCGTCAATCTTTGCTTTTTCCCTCATCACTTTTAAATATAGACCAAAATCCAGAAATTACAAGCCTTTTCATTTCCTTTTAAATTTTTCAAAAAATTCCCAAAATTTTAAAATCTTCCCTTCTCTTTTTCCTCAGAATTCCTCTAACCAGATTTTATCACCATTTTTTAGGTAAAATAAAACTTGACAAAAATAAAATTTCGTTTATATTTTATTTGTAGAAAATAAAAACAAAAAAAAGGAGGTGGGCTATGTTAAAAATTAAAAAAATCTCTTTAGAAGAATTGAAAGAATTTCATAAAGAAAAATTTCTACCTGCATTTTTAGAAAATTTAATAATTATTGAGGATGAAAATAATTTAAAAGTCTTCCTCATCCCTGGGCAAGTATTCCTTACATTTGAAGCAAAAGAAATTTTTGAAAACGAAAGCCTTGACACTTTTCTAAAAACTTTTTCAATCGCCATTTTTCAGTTTCACAGAAAATGCAAGACAGAAGTTTCTATTGAAACCCCTAACTATCAAATCTCCGAATTATTTGGAGATTCGGAGACCGATTTTACAAATTGTAGATATTGTCACCTTTGCAACTGTTATCATTATTACTCTTCAACTAATCTAAATTGGCATGATTAAAATAAAAAAAAGGAGGTGCTATTATGAAATTAAAAGAATTAGAAAAAACCATTTTAAAAGAACTTAACTCAAATCTAAAAAAATTTGCGACTTTAGATGATGCTATCATTGAAACAATAGAAAATCTTAGTGAAGATTATTATTTTCTTGATCATTATACTTCATGGCCAGATGGTCGTGGAGGAGATATTCTTTCTGCTCATTTTAAAATTGATAATAAATATTATTGTTGCATGTTTTATGATAAAAACTTAATAAACTTAAAAGAAATCACAAAAGAAATTTATGAAAAAGATAATCCTTTTAATTAAAAATAAAAATAGGAGGTGGGTTATGTGGGAAATTTTAAGGCAAAACTACATTATTTTAGAAGCAAAAAAGTTTAAAAAATTCAATGAGAACTATAAAGAATTTTTGTCTATTTTTTTCAAAATCGAAAAACATGAAATCTTCGATCACCTTCTCATCCTCAAAAAAAGAGAAAAATATCTTGGAATTCAAAAATAATAAAAAGGAGGAGGAAGGCATGGCTTATCCAAGATTAAATCAAAGAGTTAAAGCTATAATTACATGGGGAAGGTCTAAACTAAATGGTATGCATATCGGGAAAATAATTTCTAAACCTTTCAGAGCAAGGAGTGGTGCAGTTCTTGCTTATATGGATTGCGAGGTTTGTGGAAAGAAACATTGCATCCCTTGGACAAGCGATACAAGAATTATTCGCTTTGAGGCTTTGGAGGATTAATTATCCTCATTTTGCTGTTTCTTTCTTCCATATAGGCAGCACGAAGCTTTGCTTTCCTCCAAGCCTCTATATCAGCAACATGAATTACAGGGCGGCGAAATTTTTCGCTTGTCTCTAAAAAAAATATAGGTATGCCCCAATTTCTCCAATTTCTTACTAAAGTGTTTTCAGGAATTCCTAAATACCGTGATATATCCCTCCAACCTACTATAAACCCACTCCCTTTTAATTTTTCCGTAATTTTAGGATAGCTCATTTTTAATTAAACACCTCCTCATATATTCTGCTATTAAAAGTGCGTCCGATTTTCCATCACATTTTCCAATCTCACTTGCAAGATAAGGAAACAAGGCTTTAGCTCTTTCCAAAGATAATTGTTTTATTTCTTTTCTTGTTTTCTTTTTATGGCTTCCTAACATTTCTTTTTGCCATCTCTTAGGATGTATTTCTTCATAAGATATTCTTAAAGCTTTCAAAATCCCTAAAACTATTCCATATTGAACTCCTAATCTAAATGTAGAACAAACCCCTTGCCGAGGAAAAGGTTGCTGCTTTTCTACTCCTACTATAATTGTGTCTCTTTTCTTTTTTCTCTCGAACAATTCAATAAGCTCTGTAAAGTCCTCAGGCATTTTATAAACTTCTGCCTGAAGTGTCTTAATATCTATAAATGCTATTCCGCCCTTTTTTCCTATATCTATCCCTGCTATTATCATTTTTCCTTCATTAAATACAAACGAATAAGCATTTTTGCTCTTACATTTGCTTCTAATTCATCAACTTCTATATAATGCTTTCCTTCTCTTCTTTTCCAAAAATCAGTATAACACTCCCACCAATTCTCTTCTTTTAAAGAAGCAGCAAATTTAGGCAAATGCTCTCCCAATTCTCTTACAGTAGGAGCTTTGATTCTCTCTAAGTTGTTTATTTTTAAATCATGCTCTATATCTTCATTTGTCATTTTCTCAAAAAATGAAAGAAAAACTTTTCCTTGCCTATCAATAGTCCAATAATAACCCCCTCCACTTTGAGGATACCCTAAATCCTTTAACTTTTTGCAAAGCTCTAAAGAAGGAACCTCTTTTTTTAAATCAAACATTGCCTATCTCTCCTTAATTCTGTAATAACAAATCAAAACTACAATTGTCCCTACTAAAACAAAACATTCCAAAGAACAAAAAATGTTTCCATAAATTTTTTCAAATCCTATTTTAAATCCAATCAGAACAAAAACCACAAGACAAAAAGTTGCATTAAGCCAAACAGCTCCTTGATAAATTAAACTAATGTCTTTTGCTGTCTTTCTTTTTATAAGAAGCCTTATCTGAGCAATTGCAAAACTTCCTGTAATTATCGATAAAACAAGTATCAAACTTTGCAAGTAAGGTAATGCTTCCATCTTTCCTCCTTACTATGTTTTTGTATTCTTTTCTTCATATAACATTTCAATAAGCATTATCATTGCTTTTAAAGCTTTTTCGCAAAAAGTTTTCTTCTTTATCGCTTCATGCCAAGAACTCAAAATAGTATCCCATGCTTTCTGCGGATCTTTTTCTTTTAATTCTTTTTTCAGCTTTTCAAGTTCTTTTAATGCCTTGCACTCTTTCATTTTATTGAACTGCTGTTTCACTGCTTAAGGTTTCTATTAGAAAATCTACATCTTCTCTTAATAAAAGAACCTGAACATAACCATTCGATATCCAACAATCTGTTTGCTCATACTTTCCCCAGTTTTCCTTTGCTGCCTTTAACTGCTGCACAAAATACTCTTTCTCTGCTTCATTCACTAAATAAATCGTCACTCTCCCTAAACCATAAGTAAGAGCATAACTTTCATCCTGCGTCGACTTCCTTATTTTCCACCTATCGTTTTGTCCTATTAACATACTTTGCATCATTTTTACACCTCCTATTCTATTTTTCTATTTCATTTTGTTTCTCATATAACAAAAGCACTGCTTTTAGAAGATACCGCATAATTCTTTCTAAACTACGCAATGTTAAAAAATATAAATATCCATGCTTTGTATATTTATCCGTAAAGTAATAATCATACATAAAAGCTATTTCATTCATTACTTCTTCCAATTCTTCTCTCTTTTTATCCTCCATCTTTATACCTCCTGCATTTTTATTTTTTCTTTTAATGCTTGCCATTGCGGACAAAAATCAGCTACCTCGCAAAAATAAAGACAACCAATTGGAATAATCTCTTTCACTATTTCTTTCTTTACTTTTTTAGCATATTCTTCAGCTTTCTTTTCATCTGAAAATCTTTTATTCCCCACTACATAATTTACTCTTAACATCATATCTTCCTCGCTACAAATAAATTGCTCTTCATGCAATTTTAATCTTTGTATAATAAATTCTTCTACTTTGCTATCTTCCCAAATAGGATACTCCACTATCACTAAAGGTGAAGGAAGCTTGCTTCTCAATGGTGAAAAATCTCTTAACAGGAATACATTCTTAATTGCTTTAACTTTAATTCCTTCCTTTTTCTCAAGCATATATCTATAAATTTGCAATTGCTTTTCATATTTATCAAACTTTTCATGTGTTATTACAAATTCAGAAGTCACTTTATAGTCATAAATTATCTCATCCTCAAACAAATCAAATTCTCCTACTATTTTCCAATTACCTATTTCAAGTTCCATTTGCTTTTTCTCCTTTAAACGCAATAATCTTTTTGCTTGTAATAAAAGCATTTTTTTATCATTAAGCATCTCAGCCTTTTTCATCTCTTCTAAAATCTCTTGAAACTCTTTTAGCTCAAGCAATGAGTGAATCATTATTCCCATTATTTGATAATGAAAGTTAGTTGTTCTTCTACTTATATTTTCATAATTCTCTCTTAGAAGTTTTCTTTTAAGAGGAGAACCTATTAGCTCTGTCACCCTGATCGTATTTTCAGGCAGCAGTTTATATTCTTTCGTATAAATTGAAAAAAGGCTTGTCGGTATTAGTTCTTCTGTAAAATCTTTTATAACTGTTATTTTCATTTTTGCCTCCTATTAATTTTCATAAATTGCATTTATTTTTACAATTATTTCATCTTCATCAGGTCTTTTTCCTTTTAATTCAAAAGTTATTATTTTATTTTCTTCATCTTCTTTTATTTTCACGCTATCAAAATCTTCCCATAAATAAAAATCGCATCTATTCATTGTCTCTATTATTGCATGCATTAATCTGAAAATAGCTTCTTTTTTGGTTTTTAAATCATATAAGTTTATACTTATTCCTGCTTTCATTTTAAATCCTCCATTTTTGTTTTATAATAAAATGCACTTACATAATTGCGCAATACTTCTATTTTGCTTCTAATTACATTCCAAGCTGAACCTGGCTGATAACAAAAACCATTTTCCTTCCCATAAGGACATTTATCACAGCTCTTTATTTTCCCCAGTTCTTTTGCAATACAAAAATAACATTCAGAACCACTAAGAGGAAATAAATCAATATAGGACAATAAAAGAAACTTTTTTATTCTCATTAACTCTTCCACTGTCTTAGCCTTTTCACTTCTTTCAATCCAATCTTCAAATATTCTGCAAGCTAATTCTTTCCAATGCTTTAAATTCTTTATATAAACTTCTTTCACTTCCTTATCTACATCCATTTTATTTCACCTCCTTCTTTTTTTATTTCTCCTTCTTTTAACATTGCCATTTCAATCAAATAGTATTTAAAAAGAAACTCTGCATAACTACTTAGTCTTTCTAAATAATATTTCTGCTGTAATAAAGATGCTTTTTCAATTTTCTCTATTACTTCTTCTGCGATTTCTTCATTAGATTTAAAAGGAAACAAAAGTCTTATCAAGTCATCTATTACCTCATATCTTTCTCTTAAAAACTTCAAAATTTCTTCAAGCAATTTTTTAACTTCTTTTAATTCCATTTTTTTCTCCCTCCTTCTTTTTTATAACAAAAGCTACTTCTAGCTCATTTTTATATTTGTAAAAAATTAAATAACTACCTACTCTCTCTATCATAAAACTTCCCCAGTCTTTTTCTTTTATTTCTATTTCTTTCAAAAGTTTATTCTTAACAAAAGTCTCAATAATTTTGTCCATTACCTTATCCTCAACCGCCTTTGCTCTATAAAGATCCAACCAAATCACAAACGGAATATTTAAAACATCTGTTTCTTCTTTCAGAGCAAATTTATTTATTAAATAAACTTCTAAAACATAAATTTTCCCTTTTCCCTTGATTAAGAAATATTCATTAATTCCTTCTCTTTTCGGACATCTTAAAATCTGCACTTCTTTAAAATCTAAAGTCTTTAAAGCATCTTTCACTCTCATTCTTCCCACCTCCTTTTTATTCAGTCTCATCAAGTTTCATTTCAGATAAAATTTCTTCTATCTTTTCTACCTTTTCCTCTCTTTCATCAATAAAATCCTCAAAAACTAAAACCTTTTTACACAATGCCAAATTCCATATCTTTTTTCCTTTGCTCTCAAATACTTGTGGTTCTTCAAATAAAGGACACCATGTTCCACACGGCTTCCAGCCATGTAAAAAAGGGCAATGCTGCAGGAGATATTTTTCTTCCCCTGCAACCTTCCTCAGTATTCTTAAATTTCCCTCAAAATCAATTTTTCCTTTCATAGCTATTCCTCAATTTGAATTTGAAAATATTTTACTTTTTCCCAAGGTTCTTTTATTTCTAACTTTTGAGTATAAGGATTGTAATAAAACCTTTTCTGCCAGTTTTTAAACATACTATCTGAACTTTTAATTAAAGTTGCATTGCTAATTAAAATTAATCCTATTATTAAAACTATCTTTTTCATTACCCCACCCCCCTTATTTGTATTCTTCTCCTCTATAATAAAGAAATTCAATTTTCCTTAATAGCTCATTTCTTGCTTTTAAAATGCTATAATAATCTGAGTCGGATTCAAAACAAATTCCATGCAACTTTCCATATTCACATTTTTCACAATCTAATTTTTCTGTTCCTTGCCCATGCAATAAACAAAAATAACATGCTGTGGCTTGTAAAGGTAACTCTCTAACCATAATATATAAAAGATTCCTCTTATACCTCATAAGATCTTCCACTGTTCTTACTCTCTCCATTTCCTCTATACAAAGTTCCAAGTGACAATTTAGTTCTTTCTTCCATTCTTTTAAATTTTTTACCAATTTTTTTCTTATTTCTTCATTAACTATCATGGCATTCTCCTTTACCAATCTTCATCATCAAAATAATATTTCGGTCTTATCTCATATTCATTAAGCAAGGGATCTTTTTCAATTATATAAGGATTGTAATAACCTCCTGGCTCAAAATCTTCATCTCCTCCAGTAGGATACTTAGGTCTAATTTCATACTCATCAAGTAAAGGATCTTTTTCAATCACATAAGGATTTTCATAACTACCTGGTTCAAAAAGATTATCTGCTTTAGCTAAGGTAGTTCCTAAAACCAAAGTTAATCCTGCTATTATTGCTAATTTTTTCATAACACACCCCCCCCTTTTTTTTATTCTTCTTCTTTCTCCTCTTCTTCCTCTTCTTCATCTAAAAGAGGATTACAATTGAATGGGCACTCAAAAAGCATACATTCTTCACAACTACAACTTCTATCTCCCCACCAGCATCCCATTTTTTCCTCACCTCCTTTTTTATTTCTTTCTAATTTTTTTATTATA